AGTTGAGTGGTCTGGAAAATATATTGAGTCAATGCTAGACTTAAAATCCGTGGTAGAAATCGCAGGCAACCGTTGGGATAATCCAGAACTACTACAATAAACAATAAACGCCTTTAGGGGTTAAATGTAACGATATGAAAAATAAAAATTTAGGCCGAAAGGCCACAGACAAAATCACGGGATTCACAGGAGTGATAACAGGACACGCTGAATATTTAACGGGCTGCGATCAGTACCTAGTTCAACCAAGCCAAGAGGATAAAACTAAGTACCCGAGTTCGGAATGGTTCGACGAGGGGCGTTTGACTATCGAATCAGTGGAGATAAAGCAAGAAGATGTTTTGGCAGAAGAAAACGGCTGCGATTATTCTGCTCCCAAAAAATAAACTGTAGGATGAAAGAAAGAAAATACAGAGTAAAAGTTAAAAAAGGGATCTTATGGTACACTGCTAAACTCCAAATAAAGACTTTGTTTTATTGGAGATTTGTTGAGGGCTACAAAATTAAAATTGGCAATGAATCAGAACTTACAAAAACCGTAGAAAATTGGTGCAACAATTTTAACATAGGAGAGGAACAAGTAATAACTAACCTGTAGTTATGGGAACAACAGACCGAGAAGCATTTGATAAAATAATTGCCTTTTTAAGTAAAGGCAGATCACTAAACCTGTAGTTAACGATATGGAATCATTACACCCCGCCGCTCAAGTAACGGCAATAATAGGAATAACAATTTGCGTGGTCGCCTTTTTTTGGTGGCTACATTCAGAATAATTGTAGTTAAGTTATGGTAGATCAAATAACATATAAAACATTGATTGACCTCGGTTTTAAGAGGTTTGAAGGAAACGATAATGTTTGGTTTAATAAATACGGGTATGAATGGTTTTGGCTTGAGTTGAAACTTACAAAGCGTATTCACGTTTTCTGGTGTCCAGAAGATAAAGAGTTAATTCTTAGAAGAACAAACAAGAAGGAGGACATTCTATCTAAACACACTATCAAAAGTCTAAAGGAATTAAAGAGCTGCATTCAGTTCTTTTCAAACTAATTGTAGTTATGAGTTTGACAAATAAGGAATTGGAAAAATTGAAATTAGAGGTATTTGAACTTGCCAATAAACTAGCGATTAACGGGCTAGGTGATGCGGCTGTTGAAATGCACCGAATACACAACAAACTGTAGTTATCGGTAGGACGTGGTTGCCGACACGGACGATTTGAGCTAATTGTCAACCTACCGATAGCTGCTCACTAAAAAACATAATTATGACAGTAAAACAACTTATCGAAAGATTACAGCAAGAAAATCCTAACGCACCAGTTTACGTGCCAAAAAGAAATGAGGACTTTCCGGAGTATCACGAAAGCGCCTCTCTTGAAAATTTAGAACTAAGTCCAATTGATAGCGACGAGTCCGAAGTAGTGGCTTTAGTGCTTTCTAATTAACTGTAGTTAATGAGAGTACTTGTAGCATGTGAAGAAAGCCAAGCGGTAACGATAGAGTTTCGCAAAAAAGGCCACGAGGCTTTTAGCTGTGATCTATTGCCTTGCTCTGGTGGTAAACCGGAATGGCACTTGCAAACGAATGTACTTGAGTTGCTAAAACTACCCTGGGATATGATGATAGGTTTTCCACCCTGTACAGATCTGGCGGTAAGTGGCGCAAGATGGTTCGAGGCTAAAAGAGAAAACGGAAGTCAGCAAATGAGCATTGGTTTCTTCTTACAGCTTGCCTCTGCAAATATTCCACTAATTGCATTAGAAAACCCTGTTGGCATAATGAGCACCCAATACCGCAAACCGGATCAGGTTGTTCAGCCGTGGCAGTTCGGACACGGGGAAACAAAAGCCACTTGCCTATGGCTTAAAGGCTTGCCAAAATTAGAGCCTACTGATATCGTAGAGGGCAGGGAGCAGAGAATATGGAAAATGCCCCCAGGTCCAGACCGAGCAAAAGAAAGAAGTAAAACATTCCCCGGAATTGCAAAAGCTATGGCAGAGCAATGGGGATCAATTAAACTGTAGTAAATCTACAATCTGCGAAATTATAAGTGGCAAGAGATACAAAACCTATACCAAGCCCTTATAGGAAAAGAACTAAAACTGAAAGAACAATGAAATGGATAAGCGTAGAAGATAGATTGCCTGAAGAAAGCAAAATGGGAACACCCGTTTTAATTTATTTGATTACAGACAAAGACCGAGTATATGGTAATATCGTAATTAGCGTTTTTTACAAAGGTAAATTTCATAAAGACTTTAACAAAGGTTTTACTCAAAAAACAAATTTTTGGATGCCTCTCCCAGATCCCCCTAAAGAATAAGAGATGAAAGATAGCGGATGTAATATAAAAGTTAATACTTCTAACAATGGTTGTGGTGATCTTCCAGTAAATTTATTTTCCAACAAAAACATAACCTACTATCCTAATACTCAAAAAGTCTACAGCGAAAATGTTTTTATTGGATATGGAGAACTAATATATGATGGCACGTTATTGTTATTGAGAGGCTATAAAGCACAGGAAGAAGTAATAAATAAATTCGAAACTAAATAACCTCTTAACAACCGTTAGAAACTTTTTACAAGCCATAAAGAAAATTTATGTATATTTGAATTTGAATAAACAAAAATTATCAAGATGTCAAATGGTCATGGAGGAAAGAGAGCCGGGGCGGGTAGGCCAAAAAAAGCTGACGAGTTAAAACTGATTCAAAAGTTAGACAACATAATTAACTCTGAAGACGCTATAAAGAAGCTAGGGCAGCTAGTTACAAAAGGAGATCTAAACGCTATTAAGATCTATATGGAGTATAGGTTTGGAAAGCCTAAGCAAACCGTTAATATGGATGTAGACCTACCTAAACCATTCAGAAAACACTTTACAGACTTCCAAGAGGAAGAATGATAAAGACCTCAATCAAATATAAACCCCTCTACGACATACTTCTAGTTGAGGACGCTTTAAAAAACAAAGAATCCCTAACTAAGGAGAAAATAGAATACTACACAAACCTTTCAAAGGTAGATATCGTCGTTTGCACAGGGGGTAGAGGTTCTGCCAAGTCTTTCGAGATAGGGGACTGGAACTTAGAAGCAACGCTACAAAACGACTTTAAAACACTATATACACGATTCACTAATGTTTCGATGTCAGATAGTGTAATAGCAGAGATCCAAGAGAAGATAGACTTAAACAGCTATAATCACTTATTCAGGTTCACAAACAACAAATACTATTCTCTTTGTGGGGATGGTATGATTAGCTTTAAGGGTATTAAGCCAGGCTCTGGGGGGCAGACGGCTAACCTTAAATCCCTTAAAGGCTTTAACTGTATGGTTGCTGAAGAAGCTGCCGAGATTCCAGACTATGAGACTTTCCAAAAGGTTTATCTATCGATTAGATCAAACGATAAACAAAACCTATCTATACTAATACTTAATCCAGAGACTAAAGATCATTGGATAGCACAAAAACTCTATATAGAGCGTGGAGTTCCTTTTGGGTTTAACGGAATAAAGGACAACATCCTATACATCCATACAAGCTATTTAGATGTAGATCCCCAAGTATTACCCAAAAACATTGTTAGGGAGTATGATAGGATAAAGAACAACAATCCAGAGGACTACGAACATATAGTAATGGGGGGTTGGATAACCGACTTAAAAGGCGCACTATATAGGAAGTCAGAGCTGCAAAGATTCTCTTTAGACAAATTCAACATCGATAACGTAGAGGCTAAAATAGCTTTTATAGATCCGGCAGACAGGGGAACAGACAGCACAAGCGCACCTTGTGGTTACGTTATTGGAGACCGCATATACATAACCGATTGGTATTTCTCCGAGGCAAACCAAGAGGTAACTATCCCAGAGCTTGTATACTTCCAAAAGAAAAACGAACTCGGCTTTATGGCCATAGAGACTAACGGAGTAGGTCTAGGCTACGCAGAGAAGCTATACAACGTCATAGGCTGCCAATTAGAACACGTAAGCCAACAAAGCAACAAGCACAGCCGTATAATAAGCAATAGCGGTTTTGTTAGAAACTACTTTGTATTCAGAGACGACTACGAGCCGGGCAGTATGTACGATAAAGCTATGCGTGAGCTATTCGCCTACAACAAAGACGACAAAGAGAACCACAAGAACACCCAATTTAACGACGATGCACCCGATAGCATCACAGGCCTATGGCTTATCGCTAACGATCTGATGCCTGATAAATGGTTATAGTTGATAACTGTATAATAACTTTCCTTTATAGTTCTATTCTGTACTATAGATAAAACTTATATTAGCCATTGGAGTACATAAACTCTTTCAATGGCCTTGAACTTAAGTTTTTTAAACCCCCTTAATTGGTCTTATAGCCGGCTAAAAGACGGTACGCATTGGTACACTATTGGTAATGGGGATGTAAATTGGGAGCTAGGAGATAAGCTTAATTGCTTGCTTACTAACCCTGTTGCTTTTCGTTGTGCTGATATTATAGCCGACAAGCTTTCTCAAATGAAAGTTGTGGTTGACGACGACCCAGAGAAGCCCCACCCGATAAAAGACCTACTAGAGAATCCTAACCCTTTTCAGAGTAAGCAAGACTTCTTAAAAGAGTACTACTACTTTAAAACGGCTTACGGTTGGGTGTATCAACTACCTATGAAGCCTAGCGGGTTCGACTATAAAATCATTTACAACCTAAACCCAGGCAAAATAAACTACAATAACGAGTTGTTTTCCACTCGTCTAATGGGTTTAAGGGAATACGACAAAGCCTCTAAAGAAAAACAGTTCAAGTACCTAGAGCAGAACCAACACGCAGAGTTCAATATTAACGAGGTTATAGCCTTTTACGACATTGCTAACGGACTATCTAACGACTTCCTACTAAAAGCCCCGTCAAGGCTTAATTCCATACAAAAACAGCTAAAGAACATTGATATAGTTACTGAAGCTAAAGGGCGATCAATGAAGCGCGCAGGGCGTTGGATAGTCACAGGAGAAAACACAGGGCAAGCAATAAAGGTAGGTTTAAGGACAGACGAGAAAGCGGACATTGAAACTCGACTGTCCACCTACGGCCTTGCAGGAAGCAGAAACGACATAATAGCAACCACCGCTAAAGACATTAAGGCGCACAGCCTACACGTTCCGGCAAATCAATTAGGCTTTAACGAGTCTGTAGAGGCAGACGCTCAAATAGTAAGAGAGGCTTTTGGAGTCTCTAGGGAGATATACAACCTATCGACATCAGGAGCGACCTACGAGAACCAGAAAGAAGCTAAGATCGGATTAATCCAAGACGTTGTTCAAGTAGAGGGAGACGACATAGTGAGCAGCTATAAGAGCTTCTTTGGAATGGAAGACGCAAACATAAAAGCAAGCTTCCAACACCTACCAGAAATGCAATATATCGAGAATCTAAAAGCTGATAAGATGCTAAAGATTAGCGCAGCCATAAGAAACATCTCTGGAACGAATGTAACTGAAGATGAATTGTTCCAAATGGCAGGAATAGAAAGACAAGGTAATGAGTAGAGATGAAGACTGGAATTAAAATGAGTAAAGATTTAGAGAGAATAAAAGAACGCCTAGAGAATGGCGCAAAGACTATAGGGGAAGCCGTAGACGGCGCTTCCTTAAAGAAGTCTGTAGCAGAGAAGTTAGAAGCTATTGCGGGCGGTAAAACCATAGTAAAATGATTACGGTAAAAGAATTTCCGAGGCAGTCTTTCGAGACCAAAGAAGATCTATTTAAAGCACTAAGGGAGAATAAAAAGGCTCTTATTGCTCAAAAGAAAATGGAGACTAAGCACGCAGACGCTGTAACGTCTCCTATTGTGGTTGGGGACGCAAAGCAAGAAGCTAACAAAGCAGCCAATACTTCTATAGCAGACGTTGGACAAATTCAAGTCAAGAGCGTAATAAACACTACTAACGTAATGGATTCTCACTCAGACGTTCATTTACCGGGAATCTGGAGCAAGAGTGTAAAGGAGCGCAAGGACTTGTACCTACTACAAGAACACAAAATGGCGTTCGATCATATAATCAGCGACGAGGTAAAAGCTTCAGTAGAGCAGATGTCCTGGAAAGACTTAGGCGTAAGCTACGAGGGTAAGACAGAAGCTCTAGTCTTTGACTCTTCTATTGATAAAGACCGCAACCCTTTTATGTTCGATCAGTACGCTAAAGGACGTGTTAAAAATCATTCCGTAGGGATGCGATACGTAAAGATGCAATTAGCATTAAACAGCGAAAGTAAGTACGACAAGGAGGAGAAAGAGGTTTGGGATAAGTATATCGATCAGGTCGCTAACAAAGAAGATGCGGAAGCGCAGGGCTATTTCTGGGCCGTACACGAAGCAAAAATAATAGAGGGTAGTGCCGTACCAATGGGTAGCAACACTATCACTCCTACAATATTTACAGAAGCCGTCGATGACACTTCTAAGAGCAATGAGCCGGGAGCTACCACTCATTTTAACGTATCGGAAGCGATACAAAATTTAAAGTTTAACTAATTAATTCTTTCAGTAATGAAACAAGAAGAATTTGATGCATTGGTAGCCAAGTTTGAAGAGGCCAACGGTGCTAAAATTACCGAGCAAATCAAAGAGGCTTTAAAAGATATGCCTGACTTTGATGCGGTAAAAGAATTACTCGAAAAGGACTACGCAGAAGCTAGTGCTATTGCCGAGTTAAAAGAGATTCTAGAGGCTCAAGGCGAGGACATCGCTAAGATCACGCATAAGGGAGAGCAGAAAGCTCAAACCTTAGCGGATGAGTTTAAGGAAAAGAAAGACCAAATTAAAGGTATTGCCTCAGGACGTGCCGGAGAAGTAGAGATTAAAGCTCTAGTTACCCGCGCCTCTGTTGCTAACAGCCCTGCGGGTTATGTGTTGCCGGACATTGGACAATTAGGAGTAAAAGAGCGTAGCCTCTATAACGTACTTCCAAAAATCCAGATTTCTAATGGTAACCATACTGGAACTGTACGCTACCGAGACTGGGACGAGGCCACTATTGCACGAGCAGCAGCATCAGTAGCAGAGGGCGCAGCTTTCCCAGAGTCTACAGCAGCTTTTGCGTGGTACAGCAAAGACCTTAAGAAGATTGGAGACACTTTGCCAGTAACTGAAGAGTTCTTTGAAGACGAAGAGCAAGCAGCTTCTGAGCTAGATATGTTCTTAAGTGTTAACGTTGAAACCGAAATAGATAACCAACTTGTTAACGCTACGGGAGCAGGAAACGACATCGACGGTCTATTGAACCACGCTCCGGCTTATACCGCAGTAGCTTCAGGAATTGCAGCAGCCAACTTGAAAGATTTGGTTATTAAAATGCGCAATGCAATCACTAGAACACGAGGCAGCAAGTACCGTCCTGATATGGTGGTAGTAGCTAGTTCCACTATGGAAGACTTGGTTTTGGCTAAAGACGCTAACAACAACTACATCTTTGACGAAAACACAGGAACTCTAGGAGGTCTTGCCGTTGTTGTTGACGAGAATATGCCAGATAACCAGATCGTGGTAGGAGACAGACGTTATGCTCGTATCTACGAGAAAGGCGGTGTAGTTCTTTCTAGGGGTATGGTTAACGGTCAGTTTACCGAGGATGAAATGACAATTAAGGCACGTAAGCGTCTATTGTTCCTTATCCGTGAAGTTGACAAGACTGGATTCTTAAAAGTAACAGACGTAGACGCAGCTCTTACTCTATTAGCAACATAATAGTATGAACAAGATAGAGTTTACTAAGGATTTTGCAGCCTATAAAAAAGGGGATCAAACAGATACCCTAAGTAACACTCTTGCAAGTAGACTTGTTCACGTGCGAAAAGTTGCAAAATACGTCAAAGGAAAGAAAGCTGTAAAGAAGAGTAAAGAAGAGTAGAAAATGGCAACTATCATTGATTCAACATATTTTCAAAAGGGAAAGTTATTTATTCCCGGATCTGTTCAGCAACCCTCAGTTAGTGGGAATGCTCCAACAGACATTGAAAATATTACCTCATACGTAGAGCGTTACGAGTCTGAATTGATGAGTTATGCTATAGGACACTTAAACTACAAAGCTTTACAGTCAGCCCTAGTCGCAGACCCTGATTTATCAGAGTCATTTAATGCGATATGGAAAGACCTATTAGATGGTAAGCAGTATCAAAAAGACGGAGTATGGTACTATTGGCCAGGTCTACGCAGGAATCACAATGGCATAAAGCAATCTTTGGTTGCTAACTATGTCTATTGTAAATACCTGGAGGACTCTACACAGCAGTTTACAACTACAGGAATGGTAAGCCCTAACTCAGATAATTCTGTAGCCGGTAGCGCAAGCTTAAAACTTACGCAAGTCTGGCGGGATTTTATAGAAGAATATCAGGGCGAGTATGAGAAAGACGGCAGACCGTCGATTTTATACACCCGTTCGGGCAATGTATACGCTGATTACTTCGAGAATGCCAACAAGCCCAAAGTGAGCTTGTATAGGTATCTAAACGAAGAGAGTTCTATAGACATGGACGATGTTACATTCTTTGTCTTTGAAAATCGTAATACGTTAGGATTGTGATAACGGTAGAAAAACAAGTAAATGACGTTTTAGCGCAGTTGCCAACGGTGGACGGGTTTCAGCCTGTTTACGCTTGGGGCAATGAAGATCAGCTAAACGCATACTTAGCTCGAAACCCGAACGTATATCCGCTTATCTATCAAACCTCAAAGAGAGAGTCTGTCTTTACTTCTTCCCTGCCTATGGAGACCGATTGGTCAGCCGTAGTCGCGGTAGTAAACAAGAATAAAGACCTGACTAACGATGAGCGTTGGGAGATTTCTTATAAAAACTACTTAGACCCTGTTACACAGTACATACTTACGGCCTTTGAATATGCCGGATTTATCATTGT